TTGTGTGATATTGTCTAGTTCAGACTCAATGTTATTAACAAAGTTGGTCCATGCGTTAGATTGAACTTGATTGGTATTGACTTGTTGTTGCTTTGAAGTAATCAACTCCATCGTTGATGCAATCTCTGTGAGTCTCTGATTTAGACGTGAGATCTCTTCTGTTAGTTTTACTTTACCTTCTTCAATCTCTGCAAGCTGCTGACTAGCCCGTTCAACAACAGTGGTTTTATGATCGCCTGATATTCCTTGTCTGCATGTTGGACAATCATGATTGCTTGCAAAGAACTCTGCATCCTTTTCTATTAATGCTGCTCTTACATTAATCTGTCTTGCAAGATGCGTTACCTTTTCATATCTTGACAACACTTTAGGTTGATCAGATATTGTTAAACTCAACTCTGCTATCTCTTGTAACAACAAAGAGGTGCCTGTATCAACACCATGTACCATGTTTCTATAGTAAGTGATCTGTTCAGTCTTCTGCTTAACCACACTCTCCTGGCTTTGTTGTATCTCATTGAGGTGAGAATTCTCCATCTCAATCTTTTCTTCAACACCTTGTATTTTATATGTAACATCGACGATGTCGTTTTTATTTTGAGCTACCTTTTCTTTTAACAACGTATTCATTGTTGTAAAGATTTGAATATCCAATAAATCTTCAATTACTTCTCTTCGTGTTGCTGCGGCAAGTTGCATAAAAGGAATAAACGACGCACTACCAAGTACAACAATCTGTGAGAACGACTTATGGTTTATCTTTAGGATTTGCTTATCAAGTACATCTTGGTAATCCGACGAAGCAGCATCAGCATTTATTAACGCTCCGTCCATATAAATCTCAAACACCGTTGGCTTAGAGCCACGTTTGACCATATAGTTTTTATTACCAATAATGAACTCACACTCAACCAGCAATCCTTTATTATTGATTGAATTGATTAGCTGACCTTTGTTTACTTTACGGAAAGGCTTACCAAATAAAGCAAACGACAAAGCATCAAGAATAGTTGATTTGCCTGCTCCGTTCTCACCTACAATAAGAGTATTGTTATGTGTATTGAGTGATACTTCTGTAAATACATTACCAGTGCTTAATAGATTTTTCCAACGCAGTGTTTTGAATACAATCAATTATTACTCCACACTCATTGCTTCTTCATATAATGATAACATCAAGGTTTCTAATTTCTTCTTACCTACTATGTCCATTTGGTTGACGTACTTGGTAAGAATGGTTCTTGTATCCTCGGCTTCACTGATAATGTCACTATCATTAGCACTATCCATATGAAAATGATCATCAACAACTTGTACATTGTATACACCAGCTTTTTCAAGTTTATCTACAAACATATCGAAACAATATGGGTTAGTTTTATTTCTTACAATTAACTTCACAAACGTTTCACTATACACAGAAAAATCTATGTTGACAACTTCACTTATTTGTTTATCAGTATCATCGTAGTGTAACTTGTGAAAGATAGTATAGGGATTGGGAACAAATGTTAGCTCGCGTGTATCCGTATCAAATACATGGAAGCCTTTTTGATCTCCATAATCAGACCATGTCATTTCGTACGGTGTACCAAGATAATGAATGTTACCAACTTTTGACTGGTGGTGGAAATGACCAGACCACACAGCTTCAAAGTTACTGAATATATCTTTTGTTGTACCACCTTGATGAATGGCACCCTTATACATCTCAAACCCATCAATCTCAAAATGACCAATCACATGAGTTGCTTTCGTGTTTGCAATTGCATCTCTAATTTGTTGGTCGTTATCCTCACACCACCATGGCACCAGTAAAAAGGTAACTCCCCCAAGCTCTGTCTCCCACGGTGAGCGAACAACATGAATTGAATCATACTCTCGAAGCAAGAGGTCAGGAGAGTTGACATTGTTAGTATTCTTAAAGTAGGTGTCATGATTACCAACTAAAGCAATTGTCTTGTATGCATTTGCTTTATCGAAAAAATACTTACGACTTTGTTGAAGCGAGTTAAAGTTGATATACTTACGACGATCAAACACATCACCCAGCTGTATAATGTGAAGAATGTTGTGTTGCTCTAGGTACGGAAAGAACACTTCGTTATAAAATTTAGCAAAGAATTTATGAAAGTGTGGACTATCGTTCCGTGCTCCAAAATGTGTGTCACCCAGTAACGCTAGTTTCATTATCATCCTCTATAAAAGCTTCAACGCCTTTTTTGCGTTTAACTTTTTTCTTGTCAATATTTTCTTCAAACGCTTTTATAAAGTCTGAGATATTTTCTGTATCAAACTCCATTGCGTTCACATTAAACTCTCCGTCCTCTCCTTGCTGAACAAGCTCATTGAATAGCATACTGTGTTCAGAAGTTTTATGTTTTATATAGACTTGCTTCTTCTCTTTTTGAATGCGACGAAGAAAAGCGTAGTATATGATCTGAGTAAAATAAGCAAATGGATTGTCGGATTTAGCAGGATCGAAATTGTCAAAATAACTAATACAGTTTTCAATTCCATCGCTTATCATTTCATCACGGTAAGAGTAATTTATAAAGTTAGGCTTGGTAGCTAACCGCTGAGCAATAAGAAGAATACACTCACCGACATAATTAGGTATATGTGGCTTATCGGTACTATCTTCCTTTGCTTGTTTTACATTGGCTTTGTAATCAAGTATCGTAGCATACAGCTGTTTGTTGTCAACGTAATTTGCCATATTAGTTTACCGGTGTATCGTCAGTAGGCATCATTTCAAGAATCCTCTTCATTTGTTGTTCCTTGTTCGTGCTTTCAGAGTCTATAAGCGACTCAAATTCTGCATCGATCTGTTTCTCTAGTTCATCAAAATAGTAATCAACAACAGTATGGTAATAGTTAGCAAAAGAATCTCTTGCGTCAACTGTATTAATAATATCCGAGCGATTGAACATGATTGTATCACTCTTTGAGAACATTACATATCTAACAAACGATACCGATGGTGTAGCACCTATAAAATACCGATAGTTAATCTGCAATGGCTTTTCAAGTGATATGTTATCCTTATAAGAGTCAACTAGTTTTCCAACTATCTCTATTCCGTTATGGAGCTTTATTAAAGTAATCATTTAAATCCTTACAGCTTAATTGTATAAATTTTGTACTCAAATTTTTCCTGATTATACATCTGAACGCGTTCTGAAAAGTGACGAATCGTATGGTTCTGAAATGACTTCCATGAAATATCATCAGCTATATCATATAGCACAGCATGTGTCTTTTCTTCACTTGTTCTCAAACCTCTACCAATTGATTGAAGAACTCTAATACGAGATTTACTAGGACTTCCGAATATAACATTATGTAGGTTAGGGATATTGACACCTGTTGAGAAAGTTTTATAAGACGCAACTATTGCAGCGTTGTTACTCTTCTCAACCAGCTTACGAATCTCTTCCCTTTCCTCACCTTCTACTTTACCATACACAAGAAATACTTCTCTATCTGGATCGTATACTTTGATCATATCGTATAGTATTTTACCATGTTGTATGTAATTAAACAACAGCAATGTGTTAGTATTTAAAGAACAAGTAAGATTACTAATAAATTTGTTTCTTGCTCCACTCAAAACAATATGATTGAGCTCGTCCGTATAAGATGGTTTTGTCTTAGCAAATAGCTTACGCGTATCTTCGTTGTAGCTAAGAACGAGTGATTTTATTTTAAGAGATGCAACTGTACCTTGCTCCATCAGTTCAGATGTAGTAGTTACTTGCTTGACTGATCCAAACAGCCCTTCAAGTACCAGTTTGTTTGTATTGGTACCGTCAAGTGTTCCCGTAAAGCCAAACCTATACTCACACTGTGTCATCTTCTCCATGATATCAACAAGGCTCTTTGCTTTAAACTGATGTGCCTCATCGCCAATGACAACACCGTACGTATTGAACCATTCTTTAGGTAGCTTGTATACACTTTGCCACGTTGTTATAACAAAGAATGCTGTGTCTGTTACTTTTTCTTGACCTGAATATATCTTATGAATAAGATCAGGTGGACATCCATAATCAACAAAGTCAGATGCCATCTGATGAACAAGACCTGTGGTTGGAACAACAATTAGAATCTTCTTTGAAACAAAGTATGTGGCAAGTAGGTAAATGATCAATGACTTACCTGATGCTGTTGGTGAAAGGAGGACAGCGCGCTTCTTTCTTACAGCATATACAAAAGCATCTAGTTGATAATCACGAACCTCAAACGGTAGATCAATATTTTCAATAAACTGTTTGGCTTCAACAATAGAAAAACTTTTCTCAGTAAAGTCTTCTACCCTATCATACTCTATATCATATCCACGTTCGTGTGCAAACTTCTTTACTTGTTCTATTAAGCCAGCATACAACGTACCACGCATCAAATGAAACAAACGAATCTTACCATCCCACAATTTGTTCTTGTATGCAGGTGAAAACTTAGCACCCGGAACATTGAAGGTGAAATACTCGCTCAACTCATATGCTATACTGCTATCACAATGAAGCTTTAAGTGAACATTATTAAATTTAGTTACACGGATTGTATCCGTCATCCACCTACCTTAAATCTTTCCCAATCGATTGCATTCTTTATTAGAAACCCTCGATTAGTTATTGTCTTAATTGCTGACTCAAGAAAAGAAGCTTTTTGCTTTTGTATATCTATCTTTGCTTGAATACGCTGCAAATCTTCATCGGAGTCAATATAGATAGAGAGATCTTGTTTTAAGATTCTCAACGGATTAGGATCCCATCCCTTTTCAATGAGAGTGTCTTGATCAAGGACTCCCATGTAGTATTCATACTTCAAACGATACAGAGATTTATAATCTTGTTCAAAAGCTTTTAATTGTAGTGCTTCTTGAATGTATAGTTTATAATACTTGTGGTGGAGAAGCGGTATCTTCAAACTCTCCGCACCAAGCTCAGTGTCATCCATACGTGAGTCTTGCTCCCACGTACTCATAATATCATCAAATTTCATATCATCCCAAAGCTTTTATATCAAACCTTCTATTAGCAAAAGATACAGTAGCAGTAGCGTACTGAACATCCACAGATGTACTATCAAACTCTATAGCCGAAAGGTCAACAGGGAAGCAATCATAAAATGTTATTTCCATATTAGGATTCATTGCACTGGATAGAATTATTAATGTAATATCAGAATAGACTCCATCACCTGTCGTTACCCCTGCTCCAGCAATATTACCATACTGTGCAAAGTTATCCGGAAAACCAATACCCTTTAACCAATCATAGAGCTCGATATAATTTTTCATATCTTCATCTATCTTAAATGTTGCTTGGAGATACCCATAAGTTAGCTTCGTACCAGGCAAAGGAATCTTGGAGAATGGTGTTTCTACATCAGCTGTACCTAATGATACCTGAGGAATATTTACACTCTGTACAAAGTAATTAACGGTTGGTGTTTTCTTAATCTGGAGTTTGAAACCAAGAGGAGAAAGAAAACTTTGATTGATTGGTTGATTGTCTAATACACTCATTTGTCACTCCTGTTTACTATTTATCCAATAAAAAAAGGCCCTCCGAAGAGGGCCTTTAAAGAAACATACTGTCTTGTTATTATTATTACAGTAGGTTTGTAACCAAAGTACGACGGTAGTAAACGTTGCTATCTTTTACAATAGCACCGGCACCGCGTGTGATACCTTGAGCGAATGGATTCGCAACCATGCCGTAGCGGGTTTTGAAACCAATCTTTGGTGCGAAGCTGTCTTGATCGACAGCACGAACCATTTGTAGAGGAACATATGGGCAATAGAATAGACCAGCATCAAATGCGCTCGAACCTTTGTAACCAATAACCATGTAGTTACCAGTTGCATATGGATCGATATACACCTTCATACGACCATTCAGAACACCAGCGAATGTGTTGCCTGTATCGTCAACTTGCAGGTTGTTGCTGTTCAGAGCAGGAGTGTAGTCCAGAACACCAGCCATTTGCAATGCAGATGCTACATCTGAAGAACAAACGATGATGTTACCTTTGCCACGACGTGTGTCTTTGGCAATTTGGTTAGCTTCACGTTCGATTTGGAACATTAAGCCTTTGAACTTCTCAACTGACCAACGACCGTTAGCATCAACGTCTAAGTCGAAGATACCAGCAGTAGTTGTACCTGTATCACAACCTTGTTTAGCTGATACGGCAATTGTACGAACAACTTCACGGTTGATTTCAGCAAGGATCTCACCAGTCAGAATGTTTGACAATTCTGTTTCAGCGTCAAGACCATGAATTGCTTTCAAGTCTTGTGCCAATTCCATTGTGTATTCTGCTTTCAGAGCACGTGATTGAGCAGTTACAGTAACTTTCTCAATTGTGAAGCCCATTTGTGGGAAAGCAGTATTGCTTGTTGTTCCCAAAGCTTCGGCTTGTGCTGTTGACATACCACCAGCGTAGTTGTATACACCAGTAGAAGCCAAGTTAATTGTCTGGCTTGTTGTACCAGGAACTGTACCAACTTGCTTCAGACCAATTGTGTTGGCACCAGAAACAACAGATGAGAACTCGGTGTTAACTTCGTTGTAGAATGTTTCTGCAACGTTTGCAGAAGTTGTATTGCCATACTGAGCGCGCATAGCAAAGATCAAGCCTGTTGGGCCTGTCATTGGCTGTACACCGCAAATGTCATAAGCAATCAGATTAGGCATTGCACGACGAACCAGGCTGATAAGCACAGGGTCGAAAGTTGCAATATTACCAGCGCCACCGGAAA